ACAAGCTGCCCTAGATGAAAAAGTGTTAGCTGAAAATCGTTTAAATATTAGAAACCAAGAACTAAAAAATGAAAGAGATAGACTCTTGCAACAAAAAGAAAGACAAGAGGCAGAGCTAAGATTATTAAAACAAATAGCAGCTCTTAAAAGCGATAATCTTTTTGTAGCTTTAGCAGATTCTATAGATATTTTTAGAAATAAGACTACAGACTTTATTACAACAATGCTAACAGACGTAATAAATGGAACTAAAACTGCTAAGCAGGTATTCAGAGATTTTATGTTTAGTCTTGCTACTGAGATACAAAAAGCTATTATTAAGAAAACAGTAGCAGAACCTATTTCAAATGCTTTAGCAGGAGGATTAAGCTCTGGACTTATGGGAGCTACTGGTATGACAGGAGCTGGAGTAAGTGGATTTTTTAGTAGTATAGGCAATTTGTTCAGTGGATTAAACGCAACACCTACAGGCGTAGGTATCGTAGCGCCTGGTGTTATAGGTACAGGAAGTGCTATAGGAGGACCTGTAAAACACATGGCCGCTGGCGGATATGCGGGTCTAAGAGACCGAGTTCCCGCACTATTGGAACCTGGTGAGTTTGTCATTCGTCGTCCAGCCGCTATGGCCATAGGAGGACAAACCCTTAATCAGATGAATGCAACTGGACAAACTGCTCCAGGAAATGTTATGGTAAATGTAAATAATCAAGGAACCTCACAAGAAGTAGTGGGAACTCCGAAGGTATCTGTAAACGGAAGAGATATGATAGTAGATATAGTAGTAAGAGATATTCAGAATAACGGTCCAATTCGTAAGACCTTGAGAGGTATGTAATGGTATCCTATTATCCTAGTGGAGCAAATGTATCCCCAGATAACTATTCCATAGTAAGTAGTGTTACCTATACTTCTACAGGTTTGACTACTAGTTTTAATATAGGCCGCTATGTCGGCACTCCGGCCGAAGTCGCTATAGTAGTTGACGGAATAGTTCAGGCCTATAATAGTTATACTCTATCTAATAATAAAGGAACGGTTAATTTTATAGTAGCTCCAGGCGCTACGAGTCTAGAGATAAAAACTTTAGCAGTGCCAGATTTTCTGAAAATAACTAAAGATAGTCTTCAGATCTCTCCTATATTTTATAGTAATAGCTCAGTTCTTAGTTATAATGGAAATAATTATCAGATAAATGGGTCTAGAACTGCATGGGCTATCACAGGAACTCCTGCTGAGGCAAATCAGATGATGGTATCTGTAGACGGTGTCGTTCAAAATCCATCAGCATATACTTTTCCAAGTTCTACCTTAGGTAGTTATGGTATAGATATATCTCCGGCACTAGCTTCAAATGTTGCTAATTTAGATATCCGAGTTTTTTCCGGCACCTCTACGCAAGTAGAAAGATTTACTACTATGTCTGATAGAAAACCAGATCGTGGCTTCTCTACTGATAAACAATTTGATACTTTAACTTTCGAGAGTCAGGCAGGATATGAGACTAGACGTCTGCGCAGTCGTCGTCCTCGTCGTAATTATAATCTTACCTATACAAACATATCTGGAGTTCATAAAATAGCTATAGATAATTTCTATAATGCTAGAAGTGGTGATTATGAATCTTTTGTATTCGATCTTAGCCATATTAATGATAGCGGCTCTGTAACTGTTCGTTTTGACGGTCCTGTTCAGACTACTCATGTGGCTAGTTCTGGATCACAACCTTCTCAAAATTTCTATACTGTTAGCATGAAGCTAAAAGAGGTATTTAGTTAATGACTTCTAGAAACTACGACTACATATTAAAAGTAAATACAACTACAGGGTTTAAGGCCGGTAATACTATTATAGGCGTTACTTCTCTAACAGAGGCAATCATAGCCAATGTAGATGTAGCTACTAGTAATATTAAGGTAAAACTATCTAATACGATTGCTGAATTTCATGTTGGTGAACAGATATTTAGTAACTACATAGTTAAGACTACTAGTTCTAATACTCATGACATAGGCAACACTACTTCTACTTACACTCAACAAACTACAGGAACTGCTACGGTTAGTGCTATTAACGTAAGCAAGTTTATTAAAGAGAAGAATAGTTTTGAGCAAAAGCCGCTGGTTAGACTATATACTATATATTATCCTGGAGAGTGGTATCCTACTAATGAATATGGTAATCCAAGTGGAGACGGAGCAGGACTTGTCTGGCCTTATAGTTTTCCATTTAAATTCGCTGAAATTCGCGGAGATTATATCTCAGACATAAACTATAGAGTTCATATGGGTGGTCAGGAGTTTATACCATATCCTATTAACAGCGGTGTCTTAAGCACAGATTCGTCTGGTAAAATAAATGACCTATCTATTACAGTATCTAACTTTGATAATCTTATAGGATCTCTTGTAGAAAACCCATTTCTTGTAGGTAATAATAGTACAGGATCTACCACTGCTTATGTTAACGGAGAATTAGTAAACGGCATAGATCCTAGAACAGTTCCTTCACATGGTAGTTACGATGCTAGTGTAAGAGAAGCTAGAGGTCTTAATGCAGCATTTGATTATGATTCCACTTTATCTACAGGAGGGACTTGGACTAGGTTAAAACAAGATTCCAGAGATTTACTTGGCGCTGTTGTAGAGATAAAAACTACTTTTGCCAATTTTCTCGATATGTGGCCTGAATACAGCACCGTATCTAATGAATCTTATAATGGATCTTCAAGTAATTTAATTAATATGATAACTACTTTACCTTATAGAGTAGGAGATATTATTACCAATAGTGTGACGGGTTCTAATAAATTTGAAATAGTAGCTATTAATCACCCATATCTAGTATGTAATACAGATGTAGGCGCTAATTTTATACCAGGATCTAACGTATTTATAGTAAATCAAGAACGTGATTCTGAAAACTATGTGCTAGATACTTTTAAAATTGATAGTCTTAGTGAATTAAATGAGCAAACTGCAACATTTTCATTAACCAGTTGGTTACAGTATTTTAAATTACAATTACCTAGACGTAAATTCTATAAGAATGTTTGTCCTTGGGTGTATAAAGGAAGTGAATGTCAGTATCCTACTGGCGGAACAGGTCTCATACCTGGATCTAACACTTTAATTGTATCTAATGGAACTTTATTAGCAGACGGAGCTACGGCTAATGGATTTTTTAATATTCGTAATGAGACTGTATACACTTTGTCAGAAGACGTATGTGCTAAAAATTTACAGGCTTGTGAATTACGCGGTAATCAATTTCATTTTGGAGGATTTCCCGGCACAGGAGGAACTTTACCAAGATAATGGATTGGACTACATACTTACACCTGCCCTATGAAACTTATAACTGTTTGACTCTTATAGAGAAGATATGTGAAGATCAAGGATACCATATTCAAGGTATCGAAGAGATGGCTCAGTATCATTTCAAACATAACTGGGGCTCTTCAGTATCTTACGAAGATATAGATAGATTTATTACGCTTAATCAAGCAAAATTAGTAAATCTTTCAGATATACAAGAATTTGATATTATTCTTTTTAAATTGCGAGATATTAGACCACAACATTTCGGTGTTTATATTGGATTAAATAGATTTATTCATCATAGAAAATACATAAAAATTGATGAACTTAATCAAGAATATAGAGATAAGATAAAGTATATAATTAGATGGAAAGATATTTAAAATACGAAGGATTTCCCTATAAACATTTAGGAGATAATCCAGATACAGGTATAGATTGTTTTAATCTCGTTCGATGGGTATATAAACACGAATTATGTATAGAGATATCTCTATCTACTGCAGATTTTTGTAGTAATCCAGAAGAAAAATGGTATATAGAAACTAATAACCATTTGTTTGGTAAGCCTAGTGCTGAGAGAGCTGGGTTTAGGTCTGTTAAAACTCCGAAAGAATACGATATGATTATTATGTCTATTGGAACTACCAATATTGCTAATCACTGCGCTCTCTATCTTGGTAAAGATAAAATTCTACAAACTATGATAGGTAATAACAGTTGGATAGCTCCTTACGGTAGATATTATAAACAATATACGGTGGATATTTATAGATGGCATCAGTTTTAGAAAAATTAAAAGATCAAATGACTACTCATTTTATTAATGAGTATCCTAGGGAGGCATGCGGTATAATAACTACTGACTGGGAGTATGTGCCTTGTAAAAATATCAGCGGATCTCCAAAAACTAATTTTATCTTAGATCCTGTTAGTTTATTACAATATGAAGATACTACGTGGGGTATAGTTCACTCTCATCCAGGAAGTGATAATCCTATACCTAGCGAAGAAGATATGGCTAGTACGGTTTTCGACTGCTACAAGTTTATAGTAGGGTTCAATAACCGTTTCTATATTTATTGGTATGATAAAAAACTAAAATCTCTTATGTATGAAGAGTTAGAAGAGCGACATCTTGTCTAGTGTAACTGTATCTTTTCATAAAAGTCTATTACCTTATACCAACGGCGTCAAACAAGTAGAGATGACAGCCGACGCTATTTATTTTTTATTTTTAAACTCTTTAAATCTATTCCCAGAGCTGGAACGTTTAGTAAAACACGTTAAATTCAGCTCTTTAGAAGAGATAGCTATAGTTCATAATAATCGCTATCTATCTAATGAAGAATTTTTATTTTTAGCTAAAGAAGGTGAGATTTATTATTTAGTTCCTGTTTTTAAAGGAAGTGGAGTAGATCCTCTATCTGCTTTTGCAGTAAGTTTTGTATTATCTACCACAGTCTCTTTATTACAAGGTGCTAGTTTAGGACAGGCGCTCGTTAGAGGTTTGATTAGTGGAGCTTTTGCAGCGGTGGGGGCTTACGGATTTCAACAGTTTGCTACTCCTGTATTAGGAGAAACTATATTAGGTCCTGCTGGACTAGGAACTACAGCTTTTCAAGGAACAGTAGGTTCTTACGTAGCAGCAGGAATAGCTAGTGCAGTTGGAAACATAGTTTCAAATACTCTAGTCCCTATTAAACCTAAAATTAAAAGTATGGATTCTGCTGATTCTGGGGATAGACGTAATAATGATGCTTTTGATAGTCAGATAAATACTATACATCCCAATCAATCTATATCTCTCAACTATGGTATGTTAAGAGTCGCTGGACAGATTATTAGCGCGGATGTAAATAGTATTAGTCATGAAAAAACTGACGTAATTAGTGTGGCAGCTTATGTATAATATTCGTTTTCATAAGTCCTTATTACAACCAGAAGATATAGCTCAAGTAGCTATAAATATTAAAAAAGTATCTGATCTTACTTCTTATATACAAAATTTTTATCCTGCCATAGATAAAACAAAAACACTTCTTCTTACCCAAGATTTCAAACCCTTTCCAGATAGTTGGTTAATGCAGGATGAAATACCAGAAACTCAAACAGGTTGTTTCGTAGTTCCTTTAGTTTGTGGAAATAGTGAACTCCTTGGGTCAATAACAAGCGCTACTTTTGCTCAAGCTTTTACTAGAGCAATAGTAGGAACAGTTATTAGCTTTGCTCTAGGCGCAGTTATACAAGCTATTATGCCTAAGCCAAAAAGATCTGATATAGGTATAACAGATCAGGATAGAAGAAATAATGATGCTTTCGATGGTATAATAAATACAGTTGACAGCAGTAATTCTATACCTTTAAACTATGGTATGTTGAGAGTTGGCGGCCAGATTATTAGTGCGGATGTAAATACTATTAATCACGAAAAAGGTGATGTAATTAATGTATCAAGCTATGTATAAATCTTACTATATTATAAACGGTAGATATGTGCCCTTTATCTCTGGAGGTAAAGGAGGATGCTTCGCGGCAGGAACCCTTATAGATATTCCTGGCGGTAATAAACCTATTGAAGAAATACGAGTAAATGATATAGTAATTAGCTTTGATCATTATGGTAAACTATCAGAGAATAAAGTCATTCAAATATTCGAGCACGATGAAGATGAGCTAGTAGATATTTCTTTTTGGAATGGTAGTTTTAAAATAACACCTAATCACTGGGTTTTAAATGAGAATATGGCTTTTACAGCTATAGGTAATTTACAAATAGATGATGTCTTAGTTGATAGATTAGGATATTATAGACCTATTATTGGTATTAAAAATATAGGTAAAAGTAAAGTATATAATTTTACTGTAGAAAATGATCATACCTATATAGCCAACGGCATTCGCGTGCATAATAAGGGTGGAGGAAAGGGAGCTTCTCCAGCTCCTGCTGTGGAGGCGCCTAATTCTCTATTTTCTACTGATATTTTCTTCGGCACTTTAGCTTTAGGAGAGGGACCAGTATATCGTATTAATCCTAATGGACCTCAAGATATAGAATTTAACGAATCTACTATAGACGACTTAATAAAAATAGATGGTGACGGAACTGTAAATACTGAACTATTCTATACGGCACAGTCAACAGGGACAGTTACGGGTAAAGGATTGCCAGCTAGTTTAGGTAGATTTGCTGGTAAAACTGTAACACCTCAAGGACTAAACTCCCCAGTAAGTCTTAAAAAGGGTAATTTAGAGAGTATACCTAAAGTAGTTATTACACAAAACACAAGTCAAAGCGCCTGGGATAGCTTAGAATTTAATTTCTTAATCTCTGGGCTACAAAGTATGGATAACAACGGTAATGTCAGTGGTTACTCTGTAGGTGTTAAAATAACTATTTATGACTATACAGGAGCTAATATACTTAAAGACGAAAACGGGGATGATTTAATAATAGAAAAAACTATATCAGGAAAAACTAATACTAATTTTAAATTTCAAATCTCAGCTATTATACCTGATAATGTCAAGAGTGGAAACGGATATCAGTTTAAAATTGAAAAAATTAC